GGAAATTCTGGGCAACTTCCTGTCGCTGCACAGGCTCGATATCACTATCGAGTGTGGCGGCCGCAACCTCTTCGTCCATCGATCACTTGGTGGGATGGGTGTTGTGTGTCCAGTAGGGTGGAGGTATGAAGTAACTCAACGTCAGTATCTTGAAGCAGCACGCGTAATGAAGCAATTCGGAGCGCGTATTGTTCCTGATATCCGACCTTACCAGACTCGTGTTCTCACCGACTACGAGTCCGAGAAGATCATTTCGCCCTGGCGAGCGACAGAAGTTGAGCAGCGTGCGACCGAAACGCTGCGAAACGGTCGTGTCAAGGCGCCGAAATGTCCAATCACGCAAGACGAGCGTAATTGGTTGGAAGTCGGCGTCGTTTGCACGGGAGTTGTTGGAAGGAAGTGGCGCGCTGGCGAAGAGCTGGCGCTCTGGCATTTGTCCGATGACTTTAATGCAGATACGCTCCGACTCGAGTGGGACTTGCGTCAACTCGAGCGGATGTCGTTGTCCTTTCTGGACAACGGACCTGTCGTTCGCCAGTGAACTGGCGACACTCCGAAGAGTGGATAAACTACACGTGGGTGGCGTGTAATCCATCAAGCGGGTTGTGGTGTGTAGATGATCCAAAACGTTGCCTGTGTTCGTGTTCGTCACGCGGACGCGTGGCGTAAACACTTACGTACCAACTGATCTGTCAGTCGAGCAAGTCTCGGGGTTGATGATTAGGGAGAGTCGAACGACTACACGGATCAGCGCTCGGTCGAGCGTTCACCATGATGAATAGTCTCCGTATGGTTGCGGGTCTAATCCGCCTTTCCAACCAAGATGCCGAACAATAAGAACAAGAAACAACAACAAGTCGCACAGCGCAAACCGACTAGCAGCGGTCAATCTGCGAGTAGCGGCCGTAAGACTATGGCCGCTGCGCAACGCTTTCGTCTCCCGTCAATCGGTCTGCCCACACGCATGCGGCAGACTATCGGCTGGGTCACTGGCACCGTCTTTGTCGGTAACGGCACGAACGGTGTGGCAAATGCCGTGTACTTCCGCCCTGCGGCGGTGGGTGCATCAGCTGTCCTTGCCGGTGGCGCGGTCGGCGGGTCTCCAGCGCGATGCTGGATGCCGGCCGCACCGAGTGACCTCAATCTCGGTCAGACGTATATGAGCGACATCATGAAGCATTATTCGCGATTGATTATTCATCGAGCGCGCGTCTGCCTTGTGTCGCTTCATCCGTCGACTGCGAACGATTGCATCGTCCAGCTTGCCGTTGCACGCGGACCTGGTCCCGCGCAGCAAGGGCTGCTTCAAACGTTCGCGACGGCCACCACAGTGGCCGCGACGACAGCGGATATCGTACCGCTTCCAGAAAGTTCGCGGATCAATGCGGCTTCCTACGAATCGAAGGATCTCGACGTCACGGCGTTCATCGCCGGTGGTTCGGGTGCCAAACAGAACGAGTTCGAAATCAACTCAGACGGC